CCCGTACGCACTCCTATTTGTTGTACGGTTGTACTTTGGTAGATCAAAACCAGGCTCTCAATATGTCGAGTGGATCTTTCTCCAACCTCAACATCTCTCCTACCCAATTCTCATCTATTCCAATAGCCAGCATAGGTACACCGTGAGCTAAAGCCATTATGGCCTTAGCGCCCACTGGTGCCCCTCTGAACATCCCATACTGGTTAGCTCGCATTACTGCATCTAAGCCGGGTCGGATTGTTTCAATCCTCGCCCCGAACTTGACGTCGAGAGTAGTTCCTCGAATAGCTCTGGTCGCTGCGTTTGCAATTTGTTGTAGATATTGCTTATCTATGATTCGACGTGTGACAGCCCTAGCATAGGCCCATGCTCCTGGGAAGTATGTCCTGTCCTCTTCGGTTTCCGCCTCGTTAGTCGCCCCCTCACCACTTACTTCTTCAGTCTCACCCTTATGGGATTGTGTAGCATCATCCTGACTCGCATCATTGACGACTTTTTTCCTGATAACTGTCCTGACGATCTGATACCTGGTAGATGCCTCTGTCACTTCTTCTGAGAGCCCACCCAGACTTACATGTGTCCCGTATATTATGCTGAGCTCTCCTAACGTCTTACGCCATATCTTTGCTACGTATTTCATCATGGCCACGAAAAACTTGTTCACCACACCTGGGTTCGCATTACGCTCTAATAATTCTGTCCTCCTAGTTTCCATTGATTTCAGCAATGATGTAAGGTCGTTAGGTATCACTGACTCAGTCGGGCCATGGATAAATGTCGCCACTCCTCTGGCCAGATACTGTCCACCACCCCCGTTTCGATGGTCAACCCTTAAGAATTCGGCAATACTGCCCAAGAAACACTTCGCTGATTGGAAACGTATCTTGTGTCTCCTAGCGTTACGTTCGAAGTCGCGTACTGTCCGCAGTTTGGTCACAGAAGAAAAGACATCATCCCCATTGTGCGTAGACGGCACCTCAACATCACCCGTCATCTGCTGTGTATACACGTAGTTTAGGACAGTATTTATGGCTGTGGTTAACCGCCACCCAGATAGTAGTGTCGCAGTTGCTTTGTACCAGCCACTTTCTGGACACTTTATCTTCATCTCGTCTACAGACTGTATAACCCAGTCAATAGAAGCCAACTGTTCCTGAGTCAAAACATCGGAAAACACGTTTTTGTATGCCAACATTACCATCTGCATGTTTGGTATCGTGTGCTGAGAGTTGAAGTCTTCAAAATCGAAGCAGAACGGTACCCCGTCTCTAGAAATCTCTGAGATAGTGTTTTTGACTGCCTCCGGCCTCGCTGAGCTGCCTATAGGGAATACTTTACTAAGGACCTCTTCCATATCCCCGAACGCGAACGTGCTGTGGACGAAGTTTGTGAAGTCTACACCATATATGGCTCTTTGTTTACCCCACTCATATTTTGTCGATGGCCAGGCTAACATCTCCGGTTTCCTTGATCGCAACTTCATATGCATGTCGTCAGGCATGGCACAAGC